AATTAAGACTATGCCAAACGATGCCTTTGAGTATCGCAAGGTAGCAGGTAAGCCAAAGACTGGTCACCTTATCCAGTTGCTTATCTACATGAAAATACTTAATAAGAGCAAGGCTGTTCTGATTTATGAAAACAAGAATAATCACGAACTGCTAGTATTTCCTATTGAGTTAAACGCATATATGTATGAGTGGGTAGAGAACACATTTGAATGGATGCGACAGGTTAGAAAGGCTTGGGAAGATAAAACCCTGCCTACTAAAAACTATCGTTCCAATTCAAAGATATGCAAGACATGTCCAATCCGTGAGGCTTGTGACCTGGCTGGTTCTGGAGAGATCAAACTGAAATCACTGGAGCCACTAGATGAAAAACAAGCATTGTAAATGGTGTGACCACCAATTTGAGACCAAGATATCTTATCAGATTTACTGCTCCCCAGCGTGTAGAGATGCTGCTACTAAAGAAAAGATAGCAGAAAGATATCAACTTCAAAGAAGAGTTCGCAGAAAGGATAAGCCTAGGCTTTGCAAATCCTGTAACAGGAAATTGTCTGCATACAACGATCAGAATATATGTGATACTTGTGAGGCAGATCCTTCTGAGGTCTCTAAGATTTTAAGAGAGATTAAAGGATTAATGAATGGTAAAGATAGGTAAAACAAATGCGAAACCCAAAAATATTCTTGCTATCGATGCTAGCACTAATAGTCTTGCTTTCGCTATCTTTTCTGATCTATCCCTAATTAGATATGGAAAGATTAAGTTCGAAGGTGCAAATGCTTATGAAAAACTTGGTGACGCTGCTAGAAAGACCCTGCCATTTCTTGAACAGTTTGAGATTGATGCAATTGTTATTGAGCACACTGTCTTCATTAACAGTCCAAAGACTGCTTCTGATCTTGCCCTAATTCAGGGTGCACTTCTAGGTGCTGCTAAGTTGGCAGGTATCAGGACAGCAGGTTCCATCAATCCTATTACCTGGCAAAGTTTTATTGGTAATAATAAACTTACAGCCAAGGAGAAGCAAGACTTGATGGCTGAGTTTCCTAACAAGACCAAGAACTGGTACCAAAATAAATCTAGAGAAATTCGTAAACAAAGAACTATCAAGTTTGTTAACACTTATTATGATAAAACCATTCAGGATGATGACGTTGCTGATGCCATTGGTATTGGTCATTATGCAATTCATAACTGGGAAAAGATTGACAAGTAAATGGCAAAGTTGTATACTAGTGAGGCATGGCTAAAGAAACGCTATCATCTGGATAAAAAGACTCCAGAGGATATTGCAAAAGAGTGTGGGGTAAGCGTAGAAACGATCTACGTGTATCTTGCTAAGTTCGGACTAAGGAAGTCTAAGAGATGAAGATACTAAAACATTTTTACAAAAAGGGTAAGGGACTGATTAAGTCTATTACCTGCAAGCATCACAGCACTAGAGAATCATCATGTCCATTTACAGGAATAACGTACACTATCTGCAAGGACTGCACAAAGATAGTGTCAGGAAAAATTACGGAGAATAATCATGGCTCGTAAAGCAAAGTTTGAAATTCCAGAAGTCGCAAAGAAATTTGTTCGTCAAGACAAAATCGTCATTGACGGATTTGAAATTGTCCGTGGTGATATAATTAAAGTAGTAGGACAATACGGACTAAAGTTTAAGTTTGACAGTTTTGTTACCAATACTGAAACAGGTGCAACCTGGATAGACTGCTTTGAGGTTTTCAGAAACACTCCAGGTGCCAGTAGGTCGTTTAAGCCAGAGATGGTTAAGCGTGTCCCACAAAGAGGAAAGAGAGCCAAGCGTGTCGTTTGAAGACTTGACAATAGAACACCTTGACGAAGTTAACAAGGTTGTAGAAAAGTATCTGGCAGGTAATGAGCCTACCCAGATCTCTAAAGAACTTGCTATGCCACGTCAAAAGGTCATGGCTTACATTAATGAGTGGAGAGCCATGGCTGCAGACAATGCAGCAATTCGTGCTCGTGCAAAGGAAGCACTTGTTGGTGCAGATACCCACTATTCTAAACTAATTCAAAAAGCATACGAAGTGATTGACGATGCGACTACAACTGCTAACCTTGGTGCCAAGACTGCAGGTATTAAGTTGGTCATGGACCTTGAGTCTAAGCGTATTGACATGCTGCAAAAAGCAGGTCTGCTTGAGAACAAGGAACTTGCAGAAGAGATGATTGCCATTGAAAACCGTCAGGAAATTCTTGTGGGTATCCTAAAGGACATCGCTGCAGAGCATCCAGAAGTACGAGACAAGATTATGCGTAGGCTTTCAGAAGTGTCTAAAGACAAAGAAGTCATCACTGTGGTGGTAAGCAACGATGTTTGATGATTTTCTAGAAGCACTTAAGTCCGACAACTTTGCAGAGCGTCCTGTAGATGCTAAGACGTTTGTTGAGGGCGAAGAGTATCTAGGACAGCCACCACTATCTCAAGTACAATATGATATTGTTGAAGCAATGAGTCAGATTTACAGGCTTGAAGATTTGGTAGAACTGATGGGAGAAACCGATGGAAAACGATACTACAACAAATACACCAAGAACGAAGTCATTCTCCAATTGGGCAAGGGGTCTGGTAAAGACTTTACTTCAACTGTTGCGTGTGCCTACATTGTCTACAAGTTACTTTGTCTTAAAGATCCTGCACGGTATTTTGGTAAACCTAGTGGCGATGCCATTGACATTATTAACGTTGCGATTAACGCACAACAAGCGAAGAATGTATTCTTTAAAGGCTTTAAGACTAAAATTGAGAAATCGCCTTGGTTTGCTGGAAAGTTCTACGCCAAGGCAGAATCTATTGAGTTTGATAAATCTATCACTGTTTATTCAGGACACTCCGAAAGAGAGTCCCACGAGGGTCTTAACCTTTTGTTGGCGGTACTTGACGAGATCTCTGGATTTGCTACAGAGATTGGAACTGGAAATGATCAAGGTAAGACTGCTGACAACATTTACAAAGCGTTCCGTGCGTCTGTAGACTCTCGTTTCCCAGACTTAGGCAAGGTTGCATTGCTATCGTTTCCTCGTTACCCAGGAGACTTTATTTCATCTAGATACGAAGCAGTAATTGCTGAGAAAGAAGTGGTGACAAAGAATCACAGATTTGTTATGAATCCAGACTTGCCAGAAGACCAAGAAGGAAACTATCTGGACATTGAGTGGGATGAAGAAACAATTATTTCATACAAGTATCCAGGCATGTTTGCTCTTAAGCGTCCAACCTGGGTTGTAAACCCTACTCGCAAGATCGATGACTTTAAGTTGGCATTCTTTACTGATATGGGCGATGCTATGCAACGCTTTGCTTGTGTGCCAACATTCTCCTCTGACAGATTCTTTAAACAAGAAGACAAGGTCCGTGCTGCAATGAGTATTAGAAATCCTTTGGACACTCACAGAAGATTCGAAGAATCATTTAAGCCAGACCCTGATAAAATTTATTATGTCCACGCTGACCTTGCACAGAAGCACGACAAGTGTGCTGTTGCAATTGCTCACGTAGACAAATGGGTAAACCTACAAATTCTAAAAGACTATAATCAGGTAGCACCTATTGTAGTTGTAGATGCTGTAGCCTGGTGGGAGCCAAGGGTGGAGGGTCCAGTAAACCTTTCAGAGGTCAAGCAGTGGATTCAAAACCTAAGAAGACTAGGGTTTAACATAGGAATGGTGTCTTTTGACCGCTGGCAGTCATTTGACATTCAGAACGAACTGAAACAGGTGGGAATGAGAACTGAGACTGTTTCTGTTGCCAAGAAGCACTACGAAGACATGGCGATGCTAGTATATGAAGATCGCCTAGTAATGCCAGCAATCGACCTTCTATTTGAAGAGTTGACAGAACTAAAAATCGTAAAACAGAATAGGGTTGATCACCCAAGGAAGTCCTCTAAGGACTTGGCAGACGCTGTTTGTGGGGCTATATTTGGGGCTATATCACACACCCCAAAGGACCAAAACCTTGAGGTAGAGATTCATACTTTTAGGGACAGACCAAAACAGACACTTGACACAGATCAAAACGGTGTGATACAATATAAACCTATGCCGAAAGACGTTAAAGAATATTTGGCTAGGTTCGATCTAATCTAGAAAACAAGGAGAAAAATGACTTCACTAAAGAAGCCACTAATTGCCATTGCCTCTGCAATGGTGCTAGCAGCGACCACTCTTGTGGCACCTGCTAACGCTGCAACCGCAGCACTGACAGTAAACGCTACCGCTGTAGCAACCGCACCAACCACCGCTGCTAACGCAGTGGCACTTCCTGTACCTGCAGACAACTCTGTAGATGCAACTGACGCTCTTAAGATTGCTCTTACTGGCGTTGCAACTGGAAGCAACGTTGTAGCAACCGCTACTGATGCACTACTGCTTACCACTCTAACTGGAGCAACCGCTTCTTCAGGTTCAGCAACTGTTACCATTGCAACTGGTACTGGTACTACTGCTGACATCTTCGTATTCACTAAGACTACTAAGACTGGAACTGTTGCTGTAACCGCAGATGGTGTAACCACTACTTATTATGTCAAGGGTACTGCTGGTGCTCTTAACACTATTAAGGTAGACGCACCAACTGCTGCTCTTGGCACAACTGCCAAGGTAAACGTTACTGGTACTGACGTATTTGGTAACGCCGTTTCTGGTTCTGCTGTAGCACT